TACATCCCGCTCGGCAGCGCGGAGATCGAGGTGTGCGCCCGCCAGCAGCCGGCTATGAGGTGGTTCACGGCACCGCAGTCGACCGGGGTCAGCATCGGGAGCACCGTCCAGATGCCGAAGTATCAGGCCACCCCGCAGGGGCCTCAGTTTTCGCCGGGGCCGCTCGAACTCCTCCGGCAGCGTGAGGCTACGGACGCGTCGCGTCATGCGCCGCGCGCGTCATCTCAGGTTGTCGAGCGCAACTCCGACGGAGTCCCTGTCGTGACTGCCGGATTCCTCGACGGGAGCCCCTCCTGAGTAAAGACCTCATCGCCGCCTCGGATCGCAAGCTCTCTCGCGATGCGAAGGAGGCGCTGGGGGATCTGTTTTTCTTCTGCATCACCTACGCGGGGCTGGACCTCGAAGAGAAGCCGCACCGTAGGATGTGCGAGGCGCTTCAGGCGGCCGAGGAGGACGACGAGCACCCCTACACGATGCTGGTCGTCCCGCGCGGCTCCTACAAGACGTCCATCTCGCGTGCGGCGATCCCGTGGAAGTTCTACCGGCGCCTCTATCTCTACGACAACCCGTACCACCGGATCATGCTGTCGTCCGCGAACCTCTCCCTCGCGCGGATGACGATGGGCGCCGTCGGCAACCTCATGCGGTACGGCGGGCGCGGCGGCCGGATGAACGAGGACTTCGGGACGCTCTGGGCGAACCGCACGAACGAGTCTCCGGGCTCCAAGGTTGAAGATGGGCTGAACATCGCCCCGCGTATCGAGCGCGGTGAGCTTCCGACAGCGGTTGAGCCATCCATCTTCATCGGGTCGCTCCGGCGCGTCTCTACGGGCTTCCACGCCGACGAGAGCCTCATAGACGACCTGAACAACAAGGAAAACACGTCGTCGCCGGCCCAGATGGCGAAGACGCTGGACTACTGGCGCCTCATGTTCCCGATCCTCGGCACGCGAGACAAAGACGGGAAGCGCCCGAAGATCACGATGACGTGTACCCCGTGGCACGACGGAGACGTGCGCGGGACGATTCTTCGCGAAGAGGCAGCGAAGAAGGTTGAAGACCCTGACTACGTGTCGGACTGGAATACCGTGGTCATGCCGGCTATCGACGAGGAGGGGAACTCCTTCTGGCCGACGAAGTACCCCATCGAAGAGCTTGACAGGCTTCGCGGGCAGATGAGCGTTCGCGAGTACCACGCGAACTACCTTCTCGACCCGGTCGGGAATACGGGGTTCGTGAACGAGGAGGACATCCGCTGGCAGCGCAGGGAGACCTTCCCGGCCCTGCGGCAGGGGCGTATCTGCGTTGACCCTAGCTTCCACACGGAAGCACGGGCGCACTCTTGCTACTCGGCGATTGTCGCGGCCGGTTTCGACCGCTACGCGAAGATGTACGTGGTAGACGCTCGCGGTTCGCGCGAGTGGACGACGCAGCAGTTTATGGAGGAGATGTTCCGGATTCAGGACGAGTACCCTGAGTGGCCTATCTTCATGGAAGACAGCCACATGAGCTACTTCAGGCTTGCCGTCCAGATTGAGGAGGCCCGGAGATCAGAGGCCGCAGGGAAGCCGGTAAGGCTACGAATCCACTATGTCCCCGTGGATTACTCCACCCGAAGCAAGTACGAGCGTGCGGAGCGCCTTCGCCCGCGGTTCGAGCGCGGGACCATCATTCTCGCGGACGACATCGCCCCGTCTATCCGGGCAGAGATCAAGAACGAACTCGTCAGAGGGCAGGCTTCGAGGTTCAAGGACTTCGTGGATGCGATGGGGATGTGTGACACGGGCGTCTCCGCCCCGCGCGTGGGCCGCGACGGTTCGTACATGGACCAGACCAAGGGGAAAGAAGACACGGAAGAGGTCGGGCGCGTGCTCACCTTCAAAGACGTGTTCGGCAGGAGGATCGCCTAATGGCCCGTAAGAAGGCGGAACCGAGCGAGGACGACCTCAAGCTCAGAACCGTATGGTCCGCCCGGATGGAGCGCGGGAAGCGCCATCAGGAAGAAAACTCGAAGGCGTGGCTCTCTAACGAGAAACTGATCTTTGGGATCGGCCCGGACGGCGACAACGAGGATCAGGCTGACCTCGCCTACGGCTGGGGCCTGTTCAAGGCCCTTGAGACGGCGATCTACGTCCAAGACCCGGACTTCTACGTGGAGTCAAAGTTTCAGGCGGAGCCGGATGTCGCCCGCCGCCTGACGGACATCATCCGTACGGACGTGAAGGACATGGACCTCAAGTCCACGGGCGGCCTCATGCTGCTCGACACGTTCGTCTACGGCTACGGGGCCGGGATCGAGGTCATCAAGACGGACCAGGGGTACGTGCGGTTCCCTGCCGATGACCCCCTCGTTCAGGAGGGCCTCGTCGGAGAGGACGAGGTGTCCGTCATCCCGAAGTCGCAGAACTACGAGGTCTGCCGCATCCACCCGAAAGACATCCTCTTCGACCCGAAGGGGACGCGCCTCGACCTGTCGGACCACGGGTGGGTCGCCATCGCGTTCTACCCCACCGTGGCGGCCCTCCAGGACGATCCGGGCTTCCGCCTGCCCGAGAGGCTCGACAGCCTCCAGGAGGCGTCACAGACGACGAGGAGCGAGAAGGACGGCAAGTATTCCGGCGGGCGGCTGTCCGCCAAGGCCACAGAGACGGACCCGAGCTTCAAGACGATCTGTGTCTGGGAAATCTGGGACAAGCCGAACCAGAAGATCATCTACATGACCGACTCGGGGAACCACATCCTCGGAGAGAAGAAGTGGCCCTGTAAGTTCCAGATCGGGCCGCGCGACCTCTTCCCCGTCACGATCATGGCGATGCACCCCAACCCGAAGGGGTTCTACCCGAAGGCTGAGGTCTCGCTCGTCCGCCGCCAGCTTGAGCGACTGAACTCCATCGAAAAGCAGATGGACGGCTACTACCAGAATCGGTGGCGCAAGCACGTTGCCCCTGCCTCCCTCCTTTCTAATGATCAGGTCGCGAACTTCACCGACACGTCTGGGGCGCACTCAGTAGTCCTACTCGAAAAAGACGAGCTTGACGCATTCGTTGGGCCTACCGGCAACCCGGCGCAGCTTGACCTCTCGCGGCTCGTTGTTCAGCTTCCGGACCCAATGCCCCAGCAGGACTACTACGTCCGGAAGCAGGGGATCGAGCAGGATATCTCGCAGATCCTCGGCTATGGCCCGTCTGATCGTGGCGGGCTCCCGCAGACGCGCAGCGCCCGCGAAGCCGTGATGATCAACGACTCGAAGCAGCAGAAGCTCGTCAAGCGTGCCGACGCTATCGCGGACTTCTACCGCTGGTTCTGCGAGAAGCACCTCCTCATGGTGCAGAAGACGCTTTCCGTGGAGCGCGCGGCTCGCAAGTGGGAGCCGGCCAAGGGCCTTGGGGAGTGGTTCAAGTACGACCGCGAGTCCATTCAGGGCGAGTTCAACTTCGTGGTCTACGCGGGCTCTTCCGGGCCTCGCTCTACCGAGACGAAGAAACAGGCGGAACTCCAGATGTTCCAGACTGTCGTCCCATTCCTTCAGCAGGAGGGCAAGTCGATCTACCCTGCACTGGAGCGCCTCGCCAACGTCTTTGCGTGGGAAGGCGTAGACCAGCTTTTCGCCAACGGCAAGATGGAACTGAAGAACCTCGCCGCCGCGTCCGTCCTGTTCCGGCAGGGGAAGGTTGCGCCGGAACAGTTCCTCGAACAGGTCGCGCGTGCCCTCCAGTCCAACCTTTCAAACAACGACATGGCAGAGGTCAAGGCGTTCCTCCAGCAGGGGGTCACGGGCACGGGCGGTCAGCCGGCCGCGAAGGGTATGCGTGGAGACCCCGGCACTCCGAACGCCGGAACGGGAGCTATGTAGATGCCTACCGTCGAATACAGGTGCCGCGCCTGCGGGGCTCACTTCGAGTGGCAGTTTGCCGTCTCTGAGTGGCCCTACCCTGACCCCGTCGGGTGCCCGCGCTGTACGCAGCCGTGCGCCCGGTACTTCTCCCAGCCGCCGGCTATGAGCCCTGACCCTCACTGGAATGGCTACTACGACCAGCAGCTTGGGCGGTACATCTCGTCCCGCGACGAGAAGCGCCGGGTGCTCAAAGAGAAGGGGTTGGAGGAGGTGTCCGTAGAGGAGCACCGGAGGGGGTTCGAGACGTTCTCCGAGCCTACCGACGTGATCCCAGAAAACGACCCAAAGCTCCGTGCGGCTATGGAGAAAGCCTACGCCGACACAATCTCTGGCAACATCCCACCCGTCACGCCGCGCAAAATCAATATGAGCGCGGACGACGTGGTATCTTGATAACGGAGGTAAACCAATGGCAGAGAACGCCGTAGCTGATGGCGCACAGACGGTTGCCCCGGCCGCAGGGACGGGAGCCGCAGACGTGCAGTCGGCCGGAGGGAGCATTCTCGCGGAGCTCGAAGCGGACGACGCAAAGCCCGTAGAGACCGCAACTCCCGACCCGTTTGGCGACGCCGAGTTCCTCAAGAGGCTGGAGTCTCTCGACTTCAGCAAGGCACCCGACGCGATCCGCAGGAAGATCGAGGCGCCGTTCGTCTCGGACTACACAAAGAAGTGGCAGGCCGTAGCAGAAGAGCGGAAGCAGCTTCAGGCGGAGAGGGAGCGAATCTTCAACGCTGCGCTGGAGAGAATCCAGAGCGGCGGCGTAGAGACCCCCTCGCAGACGGTGCAGGACCAGATTCGCGAGAGGTTGGAGGCTGGCGACATGAACGCCATCCCCGACCTCGTGAGGCAGGAAATCGAACGGGAAGTCGGTCCCATGCGCCAGCAGGCGGCGCTGCGTTCCGCCCTAGACAAGGCGGTCCAGCTTCAGCCGCTCGTCCGTGAGAAAGAGCCGGAGATCGCGAGCATCCTTCGCGAAGACCCGGTGCTTCAGCGGATGGCGTCTGCCGACAACTTCCAGTACGCACCCTATGTCCTCGCGGGTCTGGCCGACCGCATCGAAAAAGCCCAGCTTGCACAGCAGATCGAGACCATGAAGGCATCGTTCGAGGCTGAGAAGCGGGCCTACGCGAAGCGGGCGATCGAAGAGTTCCGAGCGAGGGGCGCGAGCCTCCCGCCCGTTACATCGCAGGCCGGGTCCAGCGGGACGAACGGACGAAACGAGGGCTCCATGTCGCTTCAGGATGCGATGAGGGACGCCTGGGTGAAGGCCGGCGGAACGCTCGACCCCCGACTTTGACCCTCCGCGCGCAGTAGCGGGAGGGCCACGGAGGCCGTAAATGGCTGGTCCGACCGAAACCATCAACTACGACACCTTCTTCACGGCGACCATCAAGAACTACGATACGGAGCTTCGCAAGAACTTCCTTGAGTATCGCCCCGGCATCATGGTTCTGATGGACAACTACGGGAAGAAGGACACCAGCGGTGGCCGCATTTGGCAGGGGATCGCGGAGTACGGCTCCAACCCGTCTGTCAAGTTCTTCGTCGGCGCCGACACCTTCGCGCAGGAGGTCTCTCAGACTGCCCTGCCGATTCAGGTTCAGTGGCGCTACCTCGGAGGCTCCGTCGGTATGGCCCGCACGGAGATGGCCGAGAACCGAGGGCAGGCCGCGCTCTTCAACATCGCCGAGAGCCGACTCCGGCAGGCGACCCGTACGATGGCTACCGTCCTCAATGGAGAGATCTACTCCGACGGGACGAACTACGGCGGGAACACGATCACCGGCCTCGCGAACCTCATCTCCACGACCCCGTCCACGGGGACCGTTGAGGGGCTCGACGCCGCCACGAATCCCTTCTGGCGCAACACCGCGGTCACCTCCGCCGGCTCCTTCGCCGCGAACGGCGTCAAGGGTACGGCTCAGGATCTCGTCCTCACCGCATTCAACAACGCTACCGACGGGATGACCGACTCCCCGAACGTCATCCTCTCGGATCAGGCGACGCTTGAGTATTACAACCGCACCCTTCTCGCCACGACGCGCTACCTCGACTCTCAGTCGAAGACCGGCGACCTCTCGTTCCGCGCGCTGGAGTACCAGGGGATCAAGTGGTATTGGGACCGCCAGTGCCCTACGGGCCGTATGTACGGCCTGAACACCAACTACATCCACTTCGTCACCGACCCTTCGATGCTCTTCGATTGGTCCGAGCCGCTCACGTACCCCAACCAGCTTGCCTACACCCGTCTCTGCGCCTCGCGCCTCCTGCTTCGCTGCACGTCGCGGATGTTCCACTTCGTGATCGACGGCTGGACCGCGTAGTAGCGTAGGGATAGGAGGAACAACAGATGGGTCTCAGCAAGATTGCCCACTACACCGAGCACATCTCTCCCGCCGGACTCGCCAACGCGAAGCTCTGGCCGTGGTACGAGAGCAAGTATTTCAACTCCGCGACCCCGCTGATCGACCTCGGCGCCGAGTGGGATCTCGTCGGCCCCGCCTCTGCGGGCGGCGGGAACTCCTTCATGTACGTCAAGGCGGCGGCTGGCGTCAGCTTCGCGGCTGGCCAGTTCGTGTCGTTCGCCACCCCGTCCGCCTCCACCGTGACTGCGGCCGGCTCCTCGGTCCACACGATCGTCTGGGCGGCTGGCGGGCTCACCGCGAACGCTGAGGTCGGGAACTACCTCTACATCGCCAACACCACGGCTGGCGGCGGTGGGTTCACGCTTCGGCGGATCATCTCGAACACGACGACCACCATCACGTTCTCGACCGTCGACCCGAACGTCGCCTCGAAGCCGCAGGACCAGAACGCCCTCGAAGCGGTCCCGACTAACGGCGACGTGGCAATCATCATCCGGCCCTATCAGGTCATCGTGAACACCGCGACCACCGTCCCGTGCGGAGTCGCCCTCGGCACGGTCACGGCCGGCTACTACACGATCATCCAGACCAAGGGCCTCGCCCTCGGGCTCGGCGTCGGCTCCGGCACGGCGCTCGCCGTCGGCGTCCCCGCGACCCCGGCTGCGGCTGGCGTCGTGATCGGCTCCGCCGCCGCCTCGCAGTATTCCGGTACGACCATCCTCCCGCAGGCGGCTTATGCGGGGGCCTCCTCGCTCCAGCCGTTCCTCATCAACTTCAAAGGCCAATTTTAGCTAACCGGGGAGGGGGTCTCCGTGGCCCCCTCCCCTTTCCGCCCGCCCGGAGGGAAGATGCCCGAACCCCAGATTTACAACGCAGCGGAAGTGGCGATCAGGGCCACGACCTCATACCTGAAGGACTACGTCCCGCCCGTCGAGCGCATCGAAGAGCGCGACCCGATCTGGAACTTCGAGCAGATCCCCGGTGCGTTGCAGGAGCAGACGGACCTCCGCGCGTGGATGCAGAAGACGCACGACGCCAAGGTAGAACTCATGCGCTCGTGGGCTAGGCAGATGTCGAAGCAGGAGGGGGACGACCCGTCCGCCCTCGCTGCTCGCCGGGCGAAGGTCCGCCGCCGCCTCCTCTACATCATCGCCACTGAGGCTATGTCCGCGCAGGGGGACCGCGAGGTCGCCGCAGAGGCGTTCAAGACGGTCTTCCCGAAGGGGTAGCGCATGGCAGACCGCACCTTTGCGACGATGATCGCGAACGTCCAGCGCAAGGTGGGGTCGGCCCCGTCCATCCCACGGATGGAGATTGCGCAGGCGTTGAATACGGCCCACCTTGAGATCCACGGCGCCTACGACTGGCCGTGGGCTTACAAGGAGACGAATCTCACCCTGAACCCCTCCTACTCCACGGGGACCATCTCCGTGAACGTAGGCTCCGCCTCCGTTACGGGGGCCGGCACGACGTGGAGTACGGGCTGGACGAACCGACGGATCAGGCTCGACAACAACCAGGACTGGCCCATCTCCGCCGTCACCGGCGTCGGAGCGCTCACGCTTGCGCAGCCGTACTTCGGGTCCGCCAACCTCTCTGGCGCGTCCTACGTGATCTATCAGGACGTGTTTGAGATGCCGGCCGACTTCGAGCCGGGGAAGGATCTGATCCTTCTCCAGCCAGACGTGCGTATCCGCGTGCGGTGCATCTCGCGCCTCGCACTTGAGACGCAGGGCGTCGTGCTGAAGAGCCTGTTCACCAACATTGCGATGGGCTACTCGGATCAGGGGAGGACGGCGACCGGGCGATACCTCATCCGCATCGTTCCTCCCCCGACGAACGCGAAGACACTCAGGCTCGTCTACAAGGCGCGGCCCGCCGACTTCGCCGCCATGACCGACGTTTCGTGGCTCCCGCAGACGTATCAGGATATCCTCGAACTCGTAGCGGAGTCTGAGGTGAAGCGGACGCACGGGATCTCCGGATGGGAGGTGCCCGCGGCCATCGCGGCGCGCAAGAGGCTCACGCTGAAGAGACAGGTGATCGCTGGCCCGACCGACACGAGCAGCGACACCTTCGCCGGCTCCACGACGTCCGACTCCTCGATTTCGTGGCGCGGACTTTCGATCTTGCCGTTCGGGCAATGAGATGACTAGCGCCGCGAGGGCTATCACGCTACCATGGATGGCGATGAGATACGACATCTCCGCTCTAGTGGAAGCGTGCAAACGAGACGAGTCTCGCGGCTGTTTGCTCTGGCAGAGGGCTACCACACACTCCGGGTACGGGGTGTTCAGCAACAAGGTGCTAAAGCGGACGACCGGACGCGGGACATACCCGGCCCACCGTGTGATGTGGGAGTTGACGTACGGCCCCATCCCGAAAGGGATGTTCGTGCTCCATCGGTGCGACGTACCCCGCTGCATAGAACCGACACATCTGTTTTTGGGGACGCAGCGCGACAACATGATGGACATGGATCGCAAGGGCCGTCGCAGGTGGGGTCGCAAAAAGCTGACATGGGAGCAGGTTTGCGAAATCCGCCGTCGGCAGGCGGCTGGGGAGAAGCAGGTGACGCTACAGCGCGAATATGGCGTTTCGGAAGACGTAATCCTCGGCATCAAAAAGGGCCGCTACTGGAAGCGCCCCATGCCGGAAATCCTCCCGTGGGGTAGCTGATGAGCAACCTTCTTTCTACCACGGCGATGACGGCCGAGTGCCAGACGCGCGTGCCGATCGGCCTCTCGACGACCTTTTGGATGAAGAAGCTCAACGAGGCGTACCGATGGATCTGCCAGAAGGGTCACTTTGTCTGGGAGATGCGTAGGCAGGAAATGACGCTGGCTAGCGGCGGCACGTCGTTTCAGTTGCCGGCTACGCTCGATCCCGGCAAGCCGATGTACCTCGGCGGGCCGTATAACCTCGGGACCGATCCCGAGAGTTCGATCCTGTCCATCCTCCCATACGTCCCGGCCGAGGATGCGCTGGACCAGCAGCTATTTGAGACGCCTGCTGTCCCAGGGCTCTTCTCCTGTTGGTCTCTCATCATGGACACGTCGTTGACGGCGCCCCCCGCGCTTGCGTACTTCGCGTCCCTGCGCCCGTGGTCGGCGGCTAATCCCTCGGAGGCGCTGAGTTTCCAGTTCCATTTCCACGCCGACGCCTCCAGCACGGAGTTGACCGTCGGGGCGAGTAACTACTTCCCGACGCCCAACGTATTCGACAACCTCCTGATCGAGCTTGCTGAGGCAGAGGTGAGGCGCATCTACGGCCTCGCCGGGTGGGAAATCATCCAGAAGCGCGCGGAGAGCGGGATCATGGTCCTGCTCGACGCCTACCGCAGCAGCAAGAGCACGATCGTGGGGCTCACGGATCAGCAGAAGCAGACGAGCGAGAGGAAGTTGGCGGCTCAGGAGAGAGCCTAGATGTACGGCAACATCAACATCCTGTCGCTCCTGCCCGACCGGGCCGGACGGGGCGGGGCGAAGTTCGGCTACCACTCGTTCCAGCAGGAGCCGATCAACGACACGCGGGAAGTCAAGAACGTCCATGTGTGGCAGGACTCGTGGCGTAGCGACCGCGCTGGAATCCCTCTCGCTGTCGGGTACAACTTCCCAGACGACGAGGCCATAGGACCGGATAGCGTCAGTGCCATCGCCCTGCACGGGTACGCCAAGTTCTCCCTGTCAGACCCGACAGCCGGGCCTTCCACGCACGTCCTCGGCCACAACACGCACGTCTCCTACGGCGGGCACATCTTCGACTACACGAGCTACACGAACGGCACCTACGGTGGCGGCGTGTGGACGGGGACGACGAATGTTGTGTGTGCGGCGTCCGCCACCTCCCCGGCGGTGTTCAGCAACATCGGGAACAGGTGCTTCATTGGGCGCGGCACTACCCAGGGGGTCATCTATGACGCCTCGCGCGTATCCGACTTCGCAACCGACGGCCCACCGAAGGTCTATACGATTGGGGTTGGCCAGCCCACGGTAGCGCCAACCGTCGTCCCCGCTGGGACGCTGAGTACGGCCCCGGTATATCTCCGCAAGACGAGCCCGTTCCTGTCGTGGCCTGACCCTCTCGGGGCACTCGGGAACGTGACTACCCCCGGCTCTGGCGACGTGTACGGCGTCACGGGGGACGGGGTAACGTGGGCCACCGGGGGCGTTGACGCCTTCAACATCGCGAGCAAGACGACGGTGTTCTCTTCGGCCCTGATGACTGTCAGCATCCCAAACGGGAGCGACATCGCGACGTTCTCTCCTGCGCTCTCTATCCCTCCAGATTCCGAGTGGGTCGGCCTGAAGCTAACCGTCAACGGCTTCGAGTTCGTGATGCTGTACTTCGGCAACCACTCGATCGCAGGCGACCCGACCCTCGCGGTGGACGAGTGCAAGCTGAACCGGAAGTACGCGAACGGGAGGACTCCCGACATCCCGGAGGGCACTCCCGGCGGGTGGGACCCGGCTGCGAACATCGTCGCTGCGGACTTCACCGTTACCGGCGTCCGCGTCACGATGCAGGACACAGGCGTCGATCAGGTGTGGAACGGCGGCCTGTCTGGCGTGAATACGCATCAGGGCCTATTTCTGGATGCCGGCACGTCATCCGGGGCCGGGGCGCTCACATGGGACGAGACGCCGCCCTCCTACGCCTATGCGTGGTACGACCCTGTCACGGGACACATCTCCAACATCTCCCCGATCTTCGCCCCGACAGCCACGTCGCAGACTGACGTTGGGGTGGCAATCACTGTCGATCCGGGAGATATCAGCTACCCGCCCAGCACGTCGCTCATAGGCGGAACGCGGTGGACGCACATCCTGTTCTTCCGCACTCTAATGGCGGGGGGCTCCACTCTGTACCCGATCGGGTCTTTGGACCCTGATAGCAGCGATTGGAGGGGGCTCCCAAGCCCAACCGTTACTGCGATACCGCCGACTGGCACGAACAACATATGGGCCGATACGGCAAGAGACGCAGACCTCCTTCAGTCCGGTGCTCTGCGTGCACCGCAGGGGACTAACAACAGGCCGCGCATCATCCAGAACGGCGTCGAGTCGATCATCACGCCGGCCCACATGGCCTA